AGAGATTAGAGTATGTTCTTGGAAGCAAGAGACCTGCTCAAGATCCAGAAGTCTTCGATGAAGATGATGATCGTGGTGAAGCAGAAGAATTAGTAACTGCTGCTGTATCCGCACCTCCAACTACCTCAACGGTAGACAAAGACGAGGATGATGCATTATCGTACTTTGCGAAACTCGCAGAAGAATAATCATACAGGAGGTCAAACGACCTCCTTTTTTTATGGTAGTGTTATGTAAATATTTTCTGTCTGTGCTGTTCTTCCATCAATATATTCTGATGATTTAGCGTATGTCATGATTTCCCTTATATCATTTAAGAACTGTTGAACATACTCTTCCCTTAAGATATAGATACTTCTCTTTTCATCATTTAATCGAGTTTCATATTCATAATTACTAATTCCTACTACTGGATTTAAATTTGTAGAGGGATTACTTGGATTTGGTATTGTAAAGTCACTATCAACTATTTTACCTTTTGGTAGAATTAATTTACCATCTGAATTTTTTACTTCCTTTGTTTCAAAAAACCTCACTGAATTTAAAGATTCACCATATTTTTGTTCTGCATAATTATATAAATCACGATTATTTAATGGCCATTCGTTTCTTACATTTAAAATACCTGCCACTGTTAATACAATCCAATCAAATTCTGGATTACCATACAACTGTTCTGCAAGTGTGTCTGGTCTTACACCATCTTCAATTTCATACTTTTCAAACACAGTAAAATTATTCTGCAAATCATCTCTTAATTTTACTCTACGAAAAACATTCTTTACCTCTACATAGTCGAGAGATGACATCTTATTAGAAAGAAAAGATGGATATCTTAAATTTGGTAATTCTCTAAAGTATCCCATTAGTAACCTACAGCTGCTGTGCCTGGACTTGAATCATAATCAATATCGTAAATTGGTTGTAATTCTTTGAATGATAAATCTAACTGCATTGAAACAGGTGTACCATCATCATAAGTTGAATATACCCCATCAGCTGTATACGTTGTTTGCATATCAGTCAAGAAACACTGTTTAAATTTATTTAAGAAGGGATGATCTTTATTTCCAGTGCGATATCTTAATTTAAATATGTTTGGTGTTCTTAAAAAGAAGTTTGCTCCATCTGATACACCACCTTGTGCTTGAGGTGCCATGTTTCTTTTAAATGCACGAATAATTAATTTTACTTGTTCTGCTTCTTTTTTATTACGAGGTGTTAGTTTAAATGAAAATCTAAAGTTTCTAATTGTGACATCACTGAATAGAAGTTCCATGTTTGGATTTAATATCTCACCATTACCTCTTGCCAGTAGTTGATTCGGAGTTACGTTTGCACCAAAGATATTAACTGCCTCTGCAGCTAATTTTTTTGTAATTACATCTGCTGCTGTAGCTAAAGAAGTGCTTCTATCACCACCAAGTCCTTCTTTCAAACCCTCCTGCACTCCCTTGTTGAATCCAGATAAATCAAATGTTTTTTGCTGTGCAAGTGAAGTTCCCATATCTGTCATTGCCCGTTCAACGGATGATACACCTAAAGCAGCAAGACCATTCATCTTAGAGTCACCATAAACAACATTGTTAGTGTCTTGTAATTGTGATGGTATTGGTAATAATATTGTACCTGCATTTATCAGTGGTTTGCGAGACAACTTATTAGTACGAGTTGCACCAGCACGATTTGTTATAAAATTACCAGTCACATAACGATTACTTCCACCAGTTGGTGATACATACTTATCACCAATCGCTTCATATCTTTCAATGTCTATTTGTAAGTAATCAGCATGTTCTGTTAATAATTCTGCTGGATATCTTAATACACCACCCTGTATCTTTCTACCATATTTTTGTAATCTTTTTTTCTTTAAATCTCTATTCTCATTTTTTATTTTTTCTACTGCGTCAAGATTTTCTTTACTTGTATTTGCTAAATTAAGTCTCTCCTGATAAGTATCACCATTACCGTTTCCATTACCGTTTCCATTACCGTTTCCATTAACTTCTACTAAAATATTATTTCTATTTTCATCAGCATTATCTTCATTTTTAATTTTGGTTACAGCATTGTTGAAAGATGTTTCTGGTTTTACAGTTAAACTATTATAATCAACCTGTATACCACCAGTCACCCCCTCAGCTGGTCCCCATACTCCTCCAAAGTAGATGTAGGTTTGACCATTTGGTGCAGTAGTAACGGATCCTGGTAATGGTTCTGACATATATCTTTTTAGTTATTTATACGAAATTTTGCAAATGGTATTGTATTTAGGTCTTGTAACTCCTCATTTGTGACTTGATAGAGTTGACCCACTACCTCTTGGAATGTATATGAACGAGATTGACCCCAATGAAAATTAATTCCTTTGAACCCCCATTCAAATATATTAGTAACTGCCACTAACGGATTCTGATCATATCGACCTGGTGTTTTTGGTTGATATACAAATACATATATTTTGCCAACTTCGGGAGTTGATGATATACTATCACCTAAGACATCCATGATTTCAATCATGAGATCATCAGCATCTTCTGTTCCGATAATATCATCTACTAGTGGGGCGATGCGACTCATTTGATTCCTAGTTCGTTTTCGGTCATCACTTTAAATTCCCATAAACGATCTTCACAAAACTCTGTTGCTGCTTTCCATTTTGCTTGGTTCTTAGCGTATTCATAGACTTCTCTTAAATAATTCTTGGTCTGTCTCTTGGGTTTTTTTGGTTTTTGTGTTTGTTTATGTGGTTTTACTTCTATTAAATATGTCTTGATACGACCAGTGTTTTCTTGAACTTTGATATAAAAGTCGGGAAAGTATCTATGAACTTTATTATCAACAGGAGAACGATAGGGTAGTGCAATTTCTTCACTTCCCCATTCAAGTATTTTATCATTCTTATCACAATATACCATGAATTTTCTCTCCCAAAGTGACCTGTATATGATGTTTGTGGGATCACCTTTATACTTTCTGGGATAGGAAGGATAATATTTTCCTTTATACGACATAAATAGAAATAACAATCATACTTATTTAGAGTGGCAGAGACACTAGTTAAACCGTTTAATATGGCAATTGCCAATCGTCTGATGGGACCTTTGGCGCAAACAAATCATTTTTTAGTGACAATATCATCGTTGACACCAGAGGTTGAGAGTTATATTCAGCAATATAGTAATGCCTCTGATTTTAGAAGATTTTTGTCAGAAAGGTCTGGTATTTTGTGTAGTGATGCATCATTACCTACTACTTCATATGCGACAGCAGAGGTGAGAGATAATTTTATGGGTATACCTCAACAGTATGCACATACTAGAATCTACACAGATATTGATTTTACTTTTTACGTTGATGAAAATTACACACTTTTAAAGATATTTGAAGGTTGGATGGAATATATTTCAAGTGGTGCTAATCCTTTGATGCAACAAGCAACAAAATCTTATTATCGCAGAATGAGATATCCTGATTCATATAAGTGTAATACATTGTATATTAACAAATTTGAGAAAGACTTTAAAAGAACAATGAGATATCAATTTGTGAATGCTTTCCCTAAGAGCATGTCATCCGTTCCAGTTTCCTACGGACCTGCTGATATATTAAAAGTTACTGTATCTTTCAATTATGACCGCTATATAGTAAGAGGTTAAATACCCACATAAATAATTTTAATGAATTGAAACATTATGCCATTACCTAAGATTAATACTCCGACGTATGATTTGACCTTACCATCGAATGGAAAGAAAATAAAATACAGACCATTTTTGGTGCGTGAGGAAAAAATTCTCATCATGGCACTCGAAACTGAGGATCAGAAACAAATCACATCGGCAGTCATTCAGATATTGACTGCATGTATCATGACAAGGGGTGTCAAACTAAATGAATTAGCAACCTTTGATATTGAATATCTATTTTTGAATGTAAGATCAAAATCAGTTGGTGAAACAATTACCTTGAATTTAATTTGTCCTGATGATGAAAAGACGAGCGTTGAAGTTACGATTGATCTAGATGCAATTAAAGTTAAAAAAGACAAGTCTCATACAAATATTGTCAAACTTGATAATAATTTGTCTATGAAACTTAAATATCCATCTATGAAGCAATTTATAGAGAGTAATTTTGAAGCAGGTGTTGAGACTGTTAGTAATACAATGGATGTAGTCATATCGTCTATTGATATGATTTACAATGAAGAGGAAAGTTGGAGTGCATCTGAATCAACTAAAAAAGAACTTGAAGAATTTATCGATCAATTGAATACTAAACAGTTTAAATTGATAGAAAATTTCTTCGATACAATGCCCAAATTAACACATAAGGTGAAGGTGTTGAATCCAAAAACAAACGTAGAGTCAACTGTTTTATTGGAGGGACTGGCAGCTTTTTTCAATTAGGTATGGCTCACACGAATCTAGAGTCATACTACAAGACAAATTTTGCCTTGATTCAGCATCATAAATACTCTTTGACTGAGATTGAAAACTTGATCCCTTGGGAAAGAGAGATCTATATATCATTGTTGCAACAACATGTTGAAGAGGAAAACTTAAAAGCACAACAAAGAAATGGATAAATCATCTCCCGTCTTTGAAAATTTTGAGAATAAAATGGCTGCTATGAGTGGCAGACCAAAAATAA